GCTCGAACCGGTCGAACTCGCGGAGGTGCACGAACTGTGTACCGAAGCGACGGCGCACATGCACGTGACGCTCGCAGAGATCGTGCACGAAGCTGTCGATCTGCTTGGTAGGCGACTGGCAGACGAGAATGAAATCGTGGCCGCTATGGCGATGCTTGGCGAGCTGCTCGACCCAGTGCGGAATCTTCTGTCCAGGTGCGCGCTTCGGGATCATCCCGTGCTCGTAGCACTCGTCGACCAGCACGACGGAACCACCCGGCAGAGTGTCAGGCCACGTCTTGAATTCTTCCGGGGTCATCGGCTGGATGCCGAGTTTCTCGTACTGCAGATCGCGGACGTTGACGGCGTACACCACCCGCCCCTGCTCCTTGAACTGGATCAAGCGCTCAAGCGCGTGGAGCGTCTTACCGTGCCCGGGCTGACCGGTATAGAAGTAGATCATGTGCCCTGCTCCTGTCCGAGCATGGAGGACAGCGCAGTCGTGGTGCTGACGAACATTTTCAGCCCGATACGGGCAACGATCGCGGAGAGAATCATCACCATCGCCTTGTCGATCTGGAAGGCGCCGATGATGTTGATGATCTCAGCGGGCAAGCCGGCGAGGCGTTGCGACACCCAATCCTTCAGCACGGGCAGCGCATAGACGAAGTTCACGATGGTGAGGCCAGCACCGACAAACACACGTGCGAGCACAGTGGACGCAAGCAACTTGAGTCCGGTGATCATCAAGCCGGTCCACTTGATAATGATTTCGTTCACAGATTAGCCCCTCGTAAGGATGACGATCGCCTGCCACCCGGCGATGAAAAGGATCACGCCGCCAGCAACAATGACGAAGTCGCAGAACCACGGCTGACTGTCGAGGCTGTACGTGCCGAGCCAACCAAGCTCGAGCGTTCCGAGGCGAGGACATGCACGCGACAGGCCAAGGCCGGTGAGGTCGATACGCGACGTCGAAACAGCGACGGTTTTCTTCCAAGCGCCCTCCTCCGGCGACTCGGGTGCACCTTCAGTTCCGTCGCCTTCGACCTTGGTCCACTCGGGTTGGTTTTCGCCGCAGATTTGCGCGCGCATCGCGCGGAGCTTGACTGCGTTCGCATCGGTGCCTTCTACGCTGAAGTTAGATTTGCAGTCGGCAACATCGCCGGTGACCTTGACGGCGTTTCCGGCTTCCACAGCGCAACGCGTGGCCCACGCTTGCGTCGCAACCATGCCGAGCATCGGATCGGACACGATGGGCTTCTGCGTGCAGTCTGCGCCGCCTGATGCGGTGCCCTTTTCATCGTCGCTTGGCGACTCACTGCCGTCGGATTTCTCCCCCTGATTCTTAGGCCCCGCATTGGTGCCGTGGATGGTCACGTAGTTGACGGTCGTGGTCGTGGTCGTCGACGAAGATCCGCCGCCGGGGCCGGTGCGTGTTGTTACGGCATCACCGCTCTTGGCGAGCGTGTCGCCGCTGCTGAGATTGGGGTTGGGCGGCACGGCCTCGTTGCCTGCGTTGCGCACCTGGGCGTTAGGACCATCGGTCTTGGTGCCGGTCTCGCCGGGCTTCCAACAGGTCTGACGGCCGGAACCCGACGTGTAGCAATGATCGCCGTTCTGCTTGACGCACATCGTTTGATTTGCGCCCGCAGGGACGCATTCCTGCGGCTTGTTCTTGCTGGCTTCCTCGACAGTTTCCGGACCGGGCACGAACGGATCGGGAGGCGGTGTTGCACCGCAGACGCCGCCAGTCCAAGAGAACGAGCCATTGCATACGGTGTGGCCGAAGTCGTGGCCGGGGACTGCGACGGTCGAGCAAGAGCCACCGGGCTCCATCTGCAACGTGCACCCGGCAACGCATCGGCTGCGGAATGGCTTGCTTGCCTGTACACCGAAGCCTTCACCATTACGGTTAGAACACTCTTCGCTTGTCGGGCTGCACTCGCCGTTGTCCATGCGCTGGGAGCCGGGCGGGCAAGCTTCAAGACATCGCTTGTGCTGCTCGGACCACGGCGAATCCGCTGGACAGTCGGTGCGCCACGAGGCAGAGCCAACGGGCATGACGGAGCCGGCACGTTGACCGCACGAGCCGGGCGCATTGACGAGGAACTGCCTCTGATAGCGCCGGCCATTCGGGGCTTGAACGGTTTGGTAAGTGACGCCGCTCGTGTAGCAAGACACGTTGCCGGTCATGGCGTTTGCAGCTGCATACGCTTCGCCCTGCGTCTCACATACAGCGGTTGTGGCATTTGTGTAGGTGCAGCCCGCTTGCTGTGCGCGTGCGCTGCCGATCGACATCAGTGCGAGGCCGACAACCGCAGCAACGATGAGAAGTGCACGCGGCGAGCGCCAAAGCGTGCGACGGATGGCGCCGCCGAGCAGCATCCGGCCGATGATGTCGAAGAGGCGCATCAGGCAGCCTCGTATGCAAGCCAGATAGCGCCGAGGACGCCAACGATCACGAAATAGCCCATGAGGTTCTCCAAAGAAAAAGGGGCGGCGATTGCCGCCCCTTGGGGGTGGTGCGATGCCTGGACTCAGGCCGAGTTCGTGCCGCGGCGGATGAGCTTGTAGACCGCGAACAGCACCAGCACACCGACGAGCGCGGTCAGGATGCCGATGACGATGCCTTCAGCAGCGGTGATGCCCGAGGAGGCAGCGCCACCGATGGCGGTAGCGGCCGCGGCGGTGCTCATGCCACCGACGACAGCGGCGGTGACGGTTGCGATCGCAGCGGCGACCTTGGTGCGGAAAGCAGCGGTGCGATTGGTGAGGCTCTTCATGTTGGATCTCTCTTGGTTGTTGAATGGATCAGGTGTGGTCGCGGCTTTCGAGTTGAAAAGATCGGATGATCAGCCGCGCAATCAGTCCGAGCGTCCAGATGCCGACGATGCTGAAAGAGATCAGCAAGCCATCCCCGACCGTGAGGTTGGGGAATGGATACGGCGGTGCAGTCCAGAAGGGAGCGACGCACTGGCCGGCAGCTGCGTCGAAATCGGAAGATTTGCAGGCCAGTACGAGGACATCGCTCATGGTTGGAAATACCGGGTGGCGGAATGAAAAACGCCGTAGGCGTACAGCGAAGAAAGCAGCCGAAAAAGGTTGTAGAGGAAGAACCCAGCGACGCACGCGAGACCGAAGAAAGCTTGAAGCTGCAAGCGTGGGTCGATGGGATCGCTCACGAGTTAAGCGACCTTCTTGGCGGCGGGAAGATCTGCAACCTTGGTAAGCACGAGCTTCCGACGCATCTGCACGGAGCCGAACTGACTCACGTTGATGTTGTCCGCGAAGTGAGCGCGATAGATGCCGGGTGCGTGCGCTTCGTCGTGGCCGATGTCGAGTTGCACGGGCTGCTTGCGGTCGATGGTCTCGAGCGTTGCAGCCTGTTCGCGGATCTCCCAATCCTTGCCGTTCTTGGTGCCGGATTTCTTGTTGACTTCGGTGCTGGTGATGGTGAAAAGGGCTTCGTCTTTGGTTTGCGGGTTCATGGGTCAGGCTCTCAGGTCAGGTTCGTAGAAGGTCTGGTCGGAAAAAACCGGCTGCACAAATTCCGGACGGACGGGTGGGGTCAAGCTAAGACCCACCCGTTCGGGTGCGCCTGGCTTTACCTCACCCGGACGGCCGATGCTCAGTCCGGAGGGTGGGACGATTACCCGCGTCGCCTCGGGTTCCACCTCGAACAAACGAGGCGGTTTAGCGGTGCCGAAGTTGGGCGAGAGATCTACCTCGCCGTCCTTCGTGACGTACTTGCTTACGTAGCCGACAACGTCTTCTTGGCTGTGCGGCTTTTCGATCTGGTTGCGACCGAACTCTTTGAACCACCACTCGTGCCACCAATAGCGGCTCGACGTGTTGAGATCTCGGTCGGGTGCTGCGAGGACGGCGTGGAAGTGGATCTTTCCGTCTTTGTGGAACTCTTGGCCGCGCGCCCAGACGATGCCGCCGTGCGGCGCGTACCGCATCCAGCGCTTGCCGTAGAGGCTTTCGTTGATACAGCGGATGAAGAACCGGAACGCCTTGTCGGCTTTTTCTGGGTGGATGCCGCCGCTGTTGCGCTCGTGGTCTCTGCGGAACGTGAGCGTCGTGAACCAGTGCCACGGCTCGCGACCGAGAAGTTCCGCCCAGGCGTCGCGCTCACGCTGTCGAGGATGCTCAGCGACAGGAAGGTCGCCTTCGAGATCTGGATGATCGGGCGCGGAGGCAGAGCGCAGAGAAGGCGCGGCGTAGTAATCCCACACCGGCACTTCAACAACAGGGGCAGCTGTGCGCTCAAGTCGCACTGCCCTGCCCCGCTCGAGCCGATACAGAGGCGTCGAGGCGCGAGGCAAAGAGCGGGTCAGCAGGAATCAGATTGAGGCGCTGTTCGCACTCCGTGACCAGCTGATCGAGCAGCATTTCATCGGAGAGTTCTTGGGAGAGCGACACCGTAGGGGCTGTCGCCCCTACACCCCGGGATCGACAGCGCAGACACACGTGACCGGGACGGCAAGCGTCCCAGTAACCGCACGCCTGCTCGTCGGCCTCGTTGAGGCGGCGGAAAGAGGCAGAGGCCCAGACGAGGGCAAGCATGACAACGCACGCGGTGATGAGGCTGACGACCGACCAGAAATAGGCGTGGTCGTGGAAAGTGGCGACGAGCCAGATGACGACGAATGCGCCCCAGGTACCGGCGATCCAGTTGAGGCCGGAATCGACGGAGCGGCGTTCGTGGCTGTCGAGGTCGAAGAAGCGGATCACGCGGACACCGCCAGTTCAAACGCTGCGCCGGCCCAAAACTCGGCGGCTTCGGATGCGTCGGCCGCGGCGTCGAAGTCGCCGCGCGCGAGGGCCGATGCCTCCCGCTGCAAGTTGAGTTCGCACCAGCGCGCTGCGCGCTCGATGCGTTCGCGAATGTCGTTTGGCATTGTCCCGATCCCCTGCCCGAAGCCCGATAACGCTGCGGGGGCTCGGGCGAACCCCGCGGCAGCGGTGTCAGACTTCATCTGACACGGGGGGCTGTGTAATAAGCCTTCTGACAGAAGTCAACAGGGGTATGACGTGGACGTGCAATGGCTGCTCGATGAAGCGAAGCGCAAAGGTGCGATTCCGAGCGATAACCAGCTTGCGTTGAAGCTGGGTGTGTCCAGGCAAGCGGTCAGCTATTGGCGGCGAGGCGGAGCGCTGCCGGACGTGGTGTCATGCGAAAAACTAGCTGATTTATGCGGTTTTCGGCCGCTTCGCGTAGTTGCGTCGATCAATGAGCAACGAGCGACAACGGCGGAGGAGAAGCGACTGTGGAAGCGTCTAGGCGCTGTGGCCCTGCTCCTGATGATGACCACTTTCCCCGCGGTGGCATCGACAAAATACCCGACGAACGGTCAGGCGTTTTGTACATTATGCGAAGTGTTGGCACGGATTCGACGTGACGTTGCGCGGCACTTTGCGACATTGACCCGCCGAATCGGAGGCCGCCATGCCCCGCTGCCGGCACTGTGAGATCGAGACGGACATCGAGCACCACGACCGCGTGGTGCACAACAAGACGCACTTGCATGGGCCGTGGGCTGGCTGGCGCATGGCCGGGAAAGATCTGGTGTCCCCGGACGGGGCTCGAGTATCGCCAACGCGCATGCGCGGGATCTTGTTCCGCCTCGAGGCCGAGGCGCGACTCGAGCGTGCTCGAGCTCGAGCTCGAGCGAAGCCGCGGCAGCTGGTGAAGGTCGTCGTGGTCGACCTCGAGGTGTACCGGGCGCGCTCGAGCGGCCGCGGCGCTGCATGAAAAAAGCCGCCCCGGTCGGGAGCGGCTTCACTGGTGGAACAATCGGGCACGCCTGGCTGCGTGATTGTCCTATTGATGGGACGTTACTGCAGTAAATCTAGCGGCCCATGCTGACGCCCTGCCCGACATATCGACCGGTAGGGACGCCGAGATCTCCGTAGCCCGTGTGCATGGCGCCGTAGGGCGCGCCTGAGCCTGTGGGCGTGTATGCGGTCGGTGCGTGAGCAGCCTGCGCGTGCGGAGACGCTGGAAGCTGCTGAGCGACGCTCTGCGCCGGCTGCTTGTAGTGGTTGTAGGGCGTGCCGCTCTTGGCCACGAAGAGACACTGCTCGATGCTGAGGCTGTCGTAGATCGTGCCCTGCTCCGTTCGACAGCTGCACGACGGTTCCTTGGTATCGCCCAGAGCGTCGAGACCACCGGTCGTGGACATGCAGAACAGCTGAGGATCTGCGGTGACCGACCTGCCGTCATAGACCGGGGCCGTCCAGGGCATCGTCTCGAAGCGCGGCGCGTGCAGCTGCGCGTATTCCACGGCATTACCCAGTGATTGGGTAGCGCCAAACGCTGCGCCCACTCCCGGCGCCGTCGTTCCTCCGTCACCGGGAGTGGTCACCGCGCTTCGCGGCTTGTTGGGGTCAAGCGTGTTGGACACGCCGCGTGCAGACCACCACACAGCGAGACAGATGAAGACGACCAGAAAGGCGGCGGCGAAGTAGTACCAAGGGATCTTCTTCTCGGTGGTGTCCAAGACGGTGGACGTATAGCTACCCATAGGGCGCTTGGGAAGCGTCGTGCGCTTGAGAACGAGTGGGTGCGCTTTCTCCGGCCTAGGCTCGAACCGGTCGAACTCGCGGAGGTGCACGAACTGTGTACCGAAGCGACGGCGCACATGCACGTGACGCTCGCAGAGATCGTGCACGAAGCTGTCGATCTGCTTGGTAGGCGACTGGC